CATAAAATTCCGTATCTTTGAACAGAAAATGAACAGAAATTGTTACGGTATTGGTAGAACCCGTTGCTCCAGACAAAGGATTTAAGATGTAAATACCTAAAGACGCATAGTCTACAGTATTTGCACCCTGACCTTCGACTAGAGGCTGAGTTCTTCTCAAATGAGTACGAGAATAGAATGGAACCTCTATACAAACAGGGGTACTTTCATTTGCTGATAAGAAAGCATGTGGTGCTTGCAAGTATTGGTTGACTCCTGTATCATAGTTACCCAGAACCGGAGAGCCCCTTGGAAGGACAGCTGCGACAAGGGTACCTTGATGCATAGGTGTTCCTGAAACTTGCAAAACAAAGCATCCTCTCATTCTAAACAATGTTGACGCATCAAAGGGAACTCTGGCTAACGAGTTAATCAGAACTTGAGAAGGCACTGGTAGTGTCGACGCTAACGCTCCCTTTGTCTGTCCCATGTCCCAGGAGTATTCTTGCACAAAGAATGGTTTATCTATAATTCTAGAATAATCCATGCGAAGTGATGCAGGAACACAAGTGGTCTCAGGATTCTTGTTATAGAATTCAGACGTTTCTTGAGTTTCTTTATTTTTAATTGTTGAGTAATTTTGGTCTTTAATTGTTTGTAAAGTTGCTGTGAATTTCTAAAAATGTATACCCTCACAAAAGTATACACAGTTTGTGCTAGATTATTTCTACGATGTACCAAAACTTAGCCCTCCCCTAGCTGGAGGTTATAACTTTCATTAGCACACCAAACTCTACTGGAACTTAATCCCGTAAAGTTCCTCTCGTTGTTCATAGTTTCCTGTATGGTACAGTCCTTTTAGATATGATACTGTTAAAATTTTAAGTGGAATTTGTTCTAATTCCGCTCTTTTAATCAAAATTTTCATGCAATCAATATATTTAGTTGGATGTAAATAAATCTCTCGCTGAAAAGCATTAATCTTATCTTCCAATATCACATCTACATCCTTTTTACCATTCACCCATGACAGGGTACTAAAAATAGTACTTATATCAAGGGGACCTACAATCTCTTTCAGCTCTGGATGGTAACAAAACGCTCGCTTTAAAAACGTAATGTCTTTCCAGTTCTGAAAAGGATTAACTATTTCTTTCTTATCAGCTGTTGTGAAATCCATTCCGATTGACTGGAAAAAATTTCGCATCGTTACTGCATTTAGAATTTTCCTATATTTTGGATTTTTTATTGCATTGAGTTTGTCATCTCCATACACCATATCCAAGACATCTTTAGAAAACTCAAATGCATTCGGACACTTAACAGCTTTCACTTCTCTGAAGTACCACATCGCTGTGTAAAACCTATTTACTATACTATTCATAATGGCAGTTAAAAAACTGCCAGAAGGCATAGAATGAGTAGTTAAAAATGTGTCATCATTAACTGCTACTGGAGTGCTATTCATGGATCCTAAAATAAAATCCAAATAAACATCATTCCCTCTATACTTTTCTCTCAAAATTTCATATATAGCATATTGAACTTGGGGTAACATTGAGCCATCCCAAGCTTTTACATCTCCTGCGAACTTGGGATAAGGATTTACCTTATTATAAATGTTATTCCATTCCTTAAATGGATTAACACCTATCATAATTTCATTACTATCTCTTTCTCTTATGATTTGTTCTACCATTCTTCCGAATATCGTTTTAGTTAATATTTGCATATGAATTCTACTAACTCGGAAAGTTCTTGGCAGAATTTTATCAACATTCCGCAGTTCATCTTTCGGTACTTCACACCACACTACGTCCTTAAGACATAGCGTCTTCGTTCTTACTTGTGATAAGAAATCATTATATTCCAGTTTGAAATTTTCAGTCAAATCTGAGTTAGCATAATCTATACAATCTGTTTTTTCTTTGGGGCAATTAAATCCATTACTGGATTTTTTATTAATCCCTGATAACAGATCATTTCCACTGATTACTTCTCTCATGGGTAAATCAGTAAAATCTTCTATCATTAAAGACACTACTTTCTTCCCAAAATCTAACTCCTCTTGATCTACTTGTTTCACCGGCTTAAATGATTTTTTAGCACACGTTTTTACAGTATGGGGGCCATCTGCTACTAAATTAGCAGGTTTTCGCGTCACATCAAAGACTCCATACATCGGGGATGGAATGAAGTCAGATTTTTTAGGCGCAAAAACTTGCAAATTCTCTTTCAACTTTATACCACTAAAATTTTCGATATCTTTACTGGATAAATCCACATCTAACAAAAATCCGTTAGTACTATTCAACACATTGGAAATATCTTTCAATACTTCCCCGGGTAGCCGTAAAGCTACCCCTCTATTTCCTCTTCTTTCTCCTGCAACATGTATACCTATAACTCCTCCGTTACTGTTAACCACAACACTACCACATAGTCCTTCATAATGATACTTATAAAAAATATCACTAGGACTCATAGTGTTTGATAAACAATCACTTATAGTATACGGGGTTG